GTGATTGCCAATCGTAATCATTAACTTACAGCCTGCTGGTCGTACTTTTTCAATATCTCCGAGTCTTTCTTGAATCTCGTCAAGTTCTTCTTTAACTGTTGGGCCTTTATTCCAACCAATGCGATGATGTTGTGAAATACTAGCGAAGTCGGCTATATCCCCATTAAGAATGACAATCTTTGGTTTTAGATACTTTACAAACTCAACAAACCCTCGATGGGCTGTAGTTACATATTGTGGGTTGTAATGGCAATCTGAACCTACTAATATAGTTCCATTTTCAATCGTGATGTTAGCTTGCATCTGTTCATCAGGAATGTAAATCTTAGGCATCCCATTAGGTTTTAAAGCGTCTAAAACAATGCCATGTGTATCTTCTATTGTTCTGCGTCTTTTTAATGTATTGCGGGTGCTAAGTCCTATAGCCTTGCCAACTTTGTCAGGCGATTGATACTCTCGCCAAATGGTTATAAATTCTTCATCGGTACACACTTTTTTTGCCATGACATACCTTTAATGGTAAAGTTAGCATATCTTAACCGATTACTGTTAAAAAACAATGGCATACGCTAAAAGAACTGACGCTAACCAAGCGGAAATAGTAAAAACTCTAAGACAAGCGGGTGCTGATGTGTATGACTTATCTAAAGTCGGTAAAGGCATACCCGATTTATTGGTCACTTTTAATGGCGAAACTATCTTGATGGAAGTAAAGCGAGACGCTAAAGCCAAGTTCACCGCAGAACAATTAAAGTTTATAGCTAATTGGAAAGGTGGGCCATTAAGCCGAGTAGATAGCCCTGAATCTGCATTAAGAGTGATTGGATTAATTGAAAAGAAAGACTATAATCATTAGAAACAAGGAGTTTGCATGGAAAATTGTGCTTTATTTGTAGCTACATTACTACATTCTGCGACTAATACGCATTTCTTCCATTTCACAACGGATTCCTATTCACGCCACAAAGCGTTGCAAAAATACTACGAAGCTATTGTAGATTTAACTGACAGCTTTGCTGAATCCCACGCTGGTATTTATGGTAAGTTCACCGCATTTCCAAATGTGTACCACCAACCTAAAGACCCTTTACGCTATATGGAATCTTTACAGAACTTTGTTAAGGAAGCCCGCCAAGATTTACCGCAAGATAGCGAACTACAGAACATTATTGATGAAATTGCCGACTTAATTAACACTACGACCTACAAGTTAAAGTTCTTAAAATGAGCCGCCAAGACCAAATTCGTGCTGCAATAGAGAAGCAGATACCCAAGACTACGACAGGTAAGGGTAAAAACTATCTGCCTACCGACCAAGGGGCTGGTATGACCGCCAAAGGTCGTGAAGCATACAATCGTAAAAACAACGCCAATTTAAAAGCCCCCGCCCCAAACCCTAAGACTGATGCAGATAAAGGCAGAAAAGCTAGTTTTTGTGCAAGAATGGGCGGAGTAGTAAAAAACAGCAAGAACGCTGAACGAGCAAAAGCATCTATGAGGAGATGGAACTGTGGCTAAACAAGGACTATACGCAAACATTCACGCCAAACGGGAACGCATCAAGGCTGGTTCAGGCGAAAAGATGAACAAGGTTGGTAGCAAAGACGCTCCTAGCAAGCAAGACTTTATTGAGTCGGCTAAGACGGCAAAACCGCCCAAAAAGACTAGAAAACAAATGCTTACCGACAAAATGAAGGATATGTAATGAAAACTAAAGAACCAAAGAAGCTAGACTTCCCAATGAAGGGTGGTAAGCCCAGTAAGTTAGTAGGCAACGAAGAAAAACGCATGAAGCGTAAAGCAGAATTGATGAAGCACTTTAACCAATTTGTTAAACAGATGGCATAAATGGATAAATTAGCCGATTTGCTCCGTCAGGGTGCAGATAAGTTAGTTAATCTGCCAACTGAAGCACAACGCTTTGTGACTAACCCACAGGCGTTTATTCAGCTATTGACAGGCAAAAACGCATTACCTAGAGAAACAGGTTTTGCGGCAGGTGCTACAGGCTTACCCGCCCAACAAGGCACAGTATTAGACCCCAATTACCAAGCTTATATGCAAGGCTACGAACAAGGTGAGCCATTTGGTTATGCTGCTATGGCAACCCCCGCAGTAGTACCAGTTGCTAAAGCATTAGCCCCTAAAGCAGGGCAGATGGCTGAAAACTACATGGTAAATCAAGGCTTTATGCCAAGCATCGTTGCTTATCATGGCACACCCCATACTATTAAAGGCAAATTTGACATTAGCAAGGTAGGAACTGGCGAAGGGGCACAGGCTTATGGGCACGGGATGTATTTTGCTGAAAACCCCAATGTTGCTATTCAGTATAAAAACATCCTTTCCAAGCCCGAATTTACTAAAACGGGCGAGGGAATTGAGTTGCGTGGTCAGTTACCAAGAATGTTGGATGAATCGTATGATGAATTGGTGGCTAAAAACGGCATACAGCAAACCAATTATGGCGATGTTACAGACATAGTAGGACAAAGATTAGACCGCCAAATGAAAGATGCTTTAAAAGCTAATGACATGGATTGGTATAACAAAACTGCCGACATGAAGTTAGATTTGGCTAGATTTAAAGAGAATCCACCACCTAATGTAGGCAATCTATATAAAGTAGATATACCTGATGCAGACATACCTATGATGCTTGATTGGGGAAAACCATTAGCACAACAAACACCCGAAATACAAGCGGCTATTAAAAAATTAGGCGATAGATTTAGACCGCTAGACGATATGGAAGCTAAAAATGTAACTGGCGAAAGACTTTATAGAAGAATAGAGAACAGTTTTGGCAAATATTATGGAAATCAAGCAAATCCTGACGCTTCAGCATTATTGAACAGCGTTGGAATTAAAGGCATACGCTATTTAGACGAAGGTAGTCGCAGCAAACCTTATGCTGTAGCTATTTCAACTAAAAAAGGCCCGTATGCAGAAACTGAATTTATTACAAAAGAACAAGCTGAACAGTACATAAAAGAAAAACAAGCTGAAGGGTTTAAGACTGAACTTAAAGAAACAGGTACATCTAACTTTGTAGTATTTGAGCCTAGCAATGTAAAGATACTAGAACAAAACAGCAAGCCATTAACCCGCAAAGAAATATTAGAGCAGGAACTAAAAAAAGTAGTAGAATAAACCCTAACTTAATCAATCACTTGGATAAGTATGGAAAATAAACAATTAAAGAATATTAAAGGGGCAGGCAGACCTGTTGGTAGCCCTAATAAATCAACCGCATTGGCTAGAGAAGCCATAGCAAGGTTTGTTGATGGTAATAGCTATAAGCTCCAAGAGTGGCTAGAAGCTATTGCTGATGACCCTAAATACGGCCCTAAACACGCATTTGACTGCTTTATGCAAGTGGCTGAATACCATGTACCTAAACTAGCCCGTACTGAACATACTGGTAGCGAAGATAAACCTATCCGTTATGTGGTTTCATGGAAGAAGTAGCAGACTTTACTGATGTCAAAATAGAACTATATAAGCCTAGAGATGTATTCCTAGACTTCCATGACCGCCAACAACGATGGGCCGTTATTGTGGCTCATAGACGCTGTGGTAAGACTGTAGCGTGTATTAATGACTTGATATGGCGAGCCATAACAGAAGATAAACCAAATGCCCGATACGCCTACATTAGCCCGTACTACGCCCAGTCCAAAGCCATTGCTTTTGATTACCTTATGCAGTTTAGTGAGCCTGCTAGGGTTAAGCACAATATCTCTGAATTGTGGGTCGAATTGTTTAACGGGGCTAGAATTCGTTTGTTTGGTGCAGATAATCCTGACGCACTTAGAGGTATGTACCTTGATGGGGTTGTTTTAGACGAATACGCAGATATGCGAAGTCCTAAAGTTTGGGGCGAAGTCATTAGACCATTATTGACTGACCGCAACGGCATGAATGGGCATAAGACTTGGGCTGTATTTATTGGCACTCCAAAGGGTCACAATACCTTTTACGACATCTACCAGTACGCTAACCTTAATCCGAATGAATGG